GGCCCGTGTAGATGCAGTGGGTAGACCTGAGTAAGTCTAATAAACTACTCCTTATTCTTAAGCTAGCACCTAGCGTACCAGCCACCCAATGGGGTTTCTTGCAAGGGCTGCAATACTGGGTGCTGCCTTAAGAGTAAAGAACACTTCCTTAGGACCGTCATAGACGGCTTCGCAGGTGTCAAGGTAGGCCACGCCTTGTCGCTAAAAGGTGGCACCAAATTCAATAACGATAGATCGATAGAAGATTCCGAGGAGGAACTATGAGATACAATGAGCACACACTAAACCAGAAACCTCCTGCAAAGGAGAAGAAAGAACGTACATTACCTACACCAGGCAGCTATGGTTCAAAAGAACTAGAGAAGTCTAAGAATATTCCTTGGAGAAAGTAATGAAAAAAGGTTCTGATTACAAAGGCAAGGTAACAGATGAAGAACTAATCAACCTAATTGAGTCTGGATCAAACCAGTCTGTGGGTGATTGGTTAAACTCTTCTGACCTAAGCCGAGAAAGACTTAAGTCTACCTATGAGTTCGCTGGTGTTGCACATGACCACCTTAAACCACAAGGTGTTTCATCTATCGTAGATACGTCTACAACTGAAACAGTTGAGGCATACACTGCTATTATATGTGAGTTGTTCCTAAACAATGGTAAGTTAGCTAGATTTCTACCTACTAAGGACAACCCTAAGTCCCACAAGGACGCTCATACTGCTTCCATGCTTACCAATCACTGCATCTTTAAGCAGAATAAAGGTTGGGAGAAGCTACAAACGTGGATCAAGTCTGCGTTATTATGGAAGAACAGCATTATCCGTTGGGATTACCAAGAAGACTTCTCTGTCGAATTTGAAGAATACGAAAAAATCTCGCAGGCTCGGTTGGATGAGATACTATCTGATGAAAGCTTAGAGATTGTTGGTGATTTAGAGTATGAGAATGATGTAGACCCTGATGGAAAGCTTAGAGATTGTTGGTGATTTAGAGTATGAGAATGATGTAGACCCTGATGGATCTGCAGAGTTAGTCTTTGTTAATGTACGATTAAAGCGTACCACAGACAAATCAAAAGTTAAAATAGAGAATGTTCCCCCAGAGAACTTCCGTATTTCTCGTGAAGCCAGTAATATAGATGACGCTGCTTTCATTGGTGTCCAAACACAGATGACTCGTAGTGAGATCCGTAAGTGTTGGCCTGATGTTGCTGCTAATATCAGTGAAGATGACTGGAATGAGTTCGAGGACAGCAACGGTGTTCACTATTCAGAGGAACAAGCTGCACGTAAGTTTGTAGTTGGTGAGGAATACTGGGATGGTGCTTCAACAGACTTGTTGGAAGCTAACCGAGAAGTAACAGTCACAGAGTGTTGGTTACGAGTTGACCGAGATGGTGATGGTATTGCAGAGTTAAAGCGTATCATATCAGCTGGTTCACACATCTTATTCGAAGAAGACGTAGATATGGTGCCATTGGCTTCATTATCTCCTGTAGATATCCCTTATGAGTTCTATGGTCTGTCTATTGCAGACATGACACGTAGTTCTACACTAGCATCTACAGCAATCCTACGTGGTTTCGTAGAGAATACGTACTTAACTAACTATTCGCCTAAACTTGCTGATCCAAACGTAGTAGACTTCTCTGCATTGCAGAATATGAAGCCTAAGCAGATCATTCCAACCAATGGTAACCCTCAAGGTGCTGTAGCAGCCCTTGCCCCAGAGACTATCTCTACGGGTACTGTACCATTACTTGGTCATTTGCAGACTATTAAGGAACAAGCTACTGGTATGTCTAAGGCAGCCCAGGGTTTAAACGACACACTCTACGTATCTGGTAACAGTGCGGAGAAGATGCAGTCAGTTCAGTCTGCCTCACAGCAACGTGTACAGCATATTGCTCGTAGGTTTGCAGAGACAGGCCTTAAGCGTCTATGTAGTGGTGTGTATCACTGTATTCGTAAGAATATGAAAGATGTTAGTGTACGATACCAAGGTGTCTTTGCAGATATCAACCCAATGTCTTTACCTAAAGATATGGATTGTGAGATATTCATTGACCTAGGTGAGAACTCTAACTCTAATAAGATACAGAAACTACAGCAAGTAGGTCAAAGTATACTACCTCAGTTAAACCAAGCAGGTGCAGGTATGACTGTTAAAGTCGATGCTGCTGCAGTATTAGCTACACAGTTGATAGAAGCTATGGGTTTAGATAGCAGTGACTTCCTAGAAGATTACACTACTGATGAGTTCAAGCAGAAGGCACAGCAGGCTTCTAAGTCTCAGAGTGAGAAAGCTAAAGCAGAACAAGAGATGGCACAACGTAAGATTGCAGCAGAGGCAGCATTGGCAGAAGCTAATGTTCAATACACATCTGCTCAAACTAAGAATACGTTTGATGACAACGCTAAGCAATTAGCAGTCTCTATTGACAAGCACTTCCAAGAGTGGGCTGGCTTACAGATTAAAGCAACTAAAGAAGGTGCAGCATTACCTGAGCATCCTGGTTATGATCAGATAATAGCCTTAGCTAGAGACTTAATTAAAGGACAATAGATATGATAAACCCTTTTAACCCTACAACAGTACCAGGTCTGATGGGACCTCTTGCTGGTTTGTTAAAAGGGCTTTCAGATGACAATCCTAAAAGTCCTCTAGGAGCCCCAAGCATGGTACTTTCTGAAGATGAACTGAATGTTGATCCGATATCCAACAGGGATGTCTTTAAGGATAAACGATACTTCAGTGGTAATCGTGCGGTAGCTGAAGTTGAGCGTAGAATAGGCCGAGAGCTAGAGCCTCGGTTTAAAGATCTTGTACGTGAAGAAGGTTTCTTTGCTGGTCGTTACTTTGATGACCGTGCTAAAGACCCAGTGGAAACTGCAGGTGTTGGTCAAACAGGTGAATACCTTAACATGCCTTTGTCTCAAGTGTTTAAGAAACAAGAGTCACAGCTTAAAAGTGTTATACCTACCTACGAGGATCAACCAGAAGAAGTTAAGTCTGCATTACTGAGTGCTAAGTATCGTGGTGATTTAAACCCTAAATATAAATGGGTTAAACATTTCAACAACGGTAACTACTCAGAGGCAGCTAAAGAAATACTAGATCATGAAGAATACAGATCTCGTAAAAAGAAGAATCCAGATGATGGTGTGGTCAAGAGACTAGATCATATATCAAAGATTCTTTCATCTATTAAAAAGAAATAAGGAAACTAATGGACAAGTATAAAGCGTCAGCTGAGAAGAAGCTGAAAAGTGTACACCCAGATGTTCAAGCTAAAGAGTCACTAGTGAAAGCTGAGTTTGCAAAACGTGAACGTGAAGAGTTTTTCACTGGTGCTTATGGTGAGCTAATGGTAGATTACTACTTGCAGTTCTTAAAGACAGAACCACATGAGACTAAGACTAGAGAGTTTATTTACTCTTGCGTATTAGCTTTAGGTGATGTAAAAGGTAAGTTAGCACAGTACGAAATGTACGGATCAAACGTCCCATTTATGGGCGGAAACGAAGAGGACACAGAACAATGAGAGATATTAACAAAGATGCTTTGATTCACAATATCGAAGGTATGATTAACGCACTTGAGTATGATTCAATGCGTTCTAGTGGGAAGTGTAAGATTAATGCAGGGGCCCTAGTGGACCTACATAATCTACTAGCTATCTATAAGAAAGAAACCACTAAGCCTGCTGCTAAACCTGCAGCTGCTAAACCTACGAAGTAATCGAGGAGAGTAAAATATGACAGTACACAACGAATCTCTACCGCATGGCGATGACATTCAGGGTGCTGACGCACAGTCGGAACAAGCCTTGTTAGATGCCGTTCTTTCCAATTCACAGTTTGTGGATGAAGTAGAACCGCTACCTGAAGAACATGAGCTCATTGACGACACGGCTGAACTGGAATTAGAAGAAGACCCAGAAGTTCCAGAAGAAGTCGATACTGAAGAGGAAGTCGAGGAAGAAGTAGATGAGTTAGAAGATGAGGATGCCGAAGAGTCTGAAGAAGACGAAGACGCTACCCAAGAAGCTGATATCTTCACTGCCGATGACTTAGACTTAGATGCTGTTGTTCGCGTCAAAGTTGACGGAGAAGAACTAGATGTCTCATTTGCTGACCTGTTAAAGGGTTATCAAACAGATGCCTCACTTAGTAAGAAGGGTCGTGAAATAGGTGAAGCTAAGAAGCAGATAGAGAAAGAACGTAGTGAGAAACTACAGGAAGCTCTACAGCTAAGCGAAGCCTCAGCAGCAATCTTGATGAAAGAAGAAGCTAGTC